CGCCGCAGGAGCTGACCTGCTACGCTCAGCACGTTGCCTGAGTTAATGGGTCTCAGGTTTCACTGCCAAGTGGGTTCAAAGCCTCAGCGAGTCGGGCCGCTGGGGCTTTTTAATGCCTATACGCATCCGCTGCTTTCCTTGCATTCGCTCGCTGCAGCTGCTTACGGTGCGATTCCACCAGGTGCATTGACGACACGTTGCAACAGCTGGTAAGCCCATCTTGAGTCAGGCACACCCTCACGCAATCGTCTGCGGTGGCGCTTACGTCCAGATCGTCCATGGCTCTTTTGATGCCTCTTGCTAAGTTAGGGCCGAACCCATCCCCAGCATCATGGAAGAATTTCTGAACGCCCTCGACGACCTGATCGCAGAAACTGAAGGGCTCAGCGTGATTGAGCTTGTAGGCGCTTTGGAACTAGCCAAAAACGACATCATCGCCGGGCTTGCAGTGGCTGAGCTGCTGACTGAAGACGGTGAAGAGGCAACAGCATGACCCGGCCTGTCGTAACCGCTGTGGGCCGTTTGCTGCAGCCAAAACACGGTGAACCGCGAAAGCATCAGCTGATTCAAGTTGATGCGAATGGCCGCGCCAAAATTATCAAAGATCAGCCGGCTTAAACTGTTAGCAAAAGGCGGCTGCAGCATTGGGCTATCAATCAACGGCAAGGAATAGAACTAAAACCTCAAAGGTCGTAAATGTCTACGACCCGAATCAAGCATGGATCGATCAGGAGCCACACTGGGAGCTGATCGAATGCCTGCTGACGGGCACCTATGGCATCAGGAAAGAGGGGCGTAAGTACCTGCCGCAGGAACCGCGTGAGCAAGATGATGCCTATCAGAACAGATTGCTGCGCAGCACGCTGCAACCGTATTACGTCAGGCTTGAGCGGCTACTGGCTGGGATGCTCACCCGGAAGCCGGTAAAGCTGAACGACATCAGTGATGGCATTCGTGAGGACTTATTTGATGTTGACCGGCAAGGCAATGACCTGAACACCTGGGTGTATGAAACAGCCCGTAAGGCGATCCGCTATGGCCATGTGGGCGTTTTGGTTGATGCGCCAACAGATGGCAACGGCAGGCCCTATTGGTGCAGCTACACGCCAAGGGACATTTTGGGCTGGCGCACTGAAACGCAAGATGGCAAGCCTCGGCTTGTTCAGCTCAGGCTAAAAGAACAGGTAACCGAGCCTGATGGAGAATACGGCGAAAAAACAGTCAACCAAGTCAGAGTATTGACGCCAGGCAATTATGAAATCTTCAGGCAAGATGACAAAAAGGATTACACATTATTCGAGGAAGGCACAACAAGCTTAAACGAAATACCGTTTTCAGTTGCATACAGCAACCGCGTGAATTATCTACAATCAAAGCCACCGATGGAAGACATTGGTGAATTAAACATCAAGGCGTATCAAGTTCAATCAGATTTAGACAACATCTTGCATGTTGCGGCAGTTCCAATGCTGGCAATTTTTGGATTCCCGCAATCAGCAGAAGAGATCACGGCGGGCCCTAATGAAGCGATGGCGCTACCTGAGGGCGCATCAGCCCAATACATCGAGCCGGGTGGGGCAAGCTTCAACGCATTGTTTCAGCGGCTGGATCAGATCGAAAAGCAGATCAATGAGCTAGGTCTGGCCAGTGTGCTGGGCCAAAAGCTTTCAGCCGAAACAGCCGAGTCGAAACGCATCGACCGCAGTCAAGGCGATTCCACGATGATGGTGATCGCCCAAAATATGCAGGACATGATCGACAATTGCCTGCGGTTTCATGCTGATTATCTAAACGACGCATCACCCGGCAGCGCATTGATCAACAGGGACTTTATGGGCGCTCGCATGGACCCTGGCGAGATCAAAGCGTTGCTTGAGCTCTACCTGGCCGGCACCATCACTCAATCGACGATGTTGACCCAGCTAGAGGCCGGGGAAGTGCTTGGTGATTCGTTCGACCTCGAAGAAGAGCTGGAGGCAACGGCTGCTGGTGGCCTGCAGGAATGAGCACCCCGTCTGAGTTCTATCGTCATGCCGTCGATCTGAACAGGTTCAGCAATGCTGAGGCCAAACAGATTGCGATTGCTTACAACCGATTGATTCTGCAGGCTGTCGCGGAGCTGCAGACCCTGGTCGAAGATGAGCGAGCCTTTGACCGTCAGACACGTCTTAGGGAGATCGTTCGGCAGCTACGGGCAAGCCTCGACAACTGGGCTGGCGAAAGCTCCGCACTGCTGGCAGGTGAGCTGCAGGACCTGGCCGTATTTGAGGAGCAGTTCATCAGGACGCAGCTGCTGGAGATGGTGCCAGAGCGGCTAGCTGATCAGGTGAGAGCGCTGCAGATCGATCCGGCTTTTGCTCGCGCTGTCGTAATGACAGATCCAATCGAGATCGGCCTGAATGTTCTGTCTGATGACCTGCTGGAAGCCGTAGGGCCATCACCGGCAACATTCAGGCTGACAGCAACGCAGGGCGCTCAGATCACGTTGCCGAATGGCTCAACCGTATCGAAAGCATTCAGGGGAATCGCTGAATCTCAAGCTGAGCTGTTTACGAAAACCGTGCAGTCTGGATTCCTAGCGGGCGACTCAGGGCCGCAGATGGCGAAACGCCTAAAGGGCCGTTTGAAATTTGCTGATTTTGGGCCGCTATCAGTTCGGCAACTAGCGCAAGCAGGGGGGCAGCTCACAGCAGTGGCAAATCATCAGGTGAACACGCTGGTGAGGACGAGCGTTAATCAGGTGGCAAATGCGATCAGCCAAGCCACCTACAAGGCAAATGCTGAGATCACTGAGAAATACAAATACGTTGCGACGCTGGATTCACGCACATCTGCGCGTTGCAGAGCATTGGATCAGCAAGTGTTTGAATACGGCAAGGGCCCGACGCCTCCGCTTCATTTCGGCTGCAGATCGGCGACCGTGCCAGAGATCGATTATGCAGCGCTTGGGATGCCTGAGCCACCACCTAGCGCTATACGCAGGCCGGGCATCATCTCAGGGCCGATGAGCAAAGCAGCAAAGACGCGGACGGTGCCAGCGAATCAGTCTTATGGGGAATGGTTACAGGAACAAGGCGACAACGTGAAGCGCGATGTTTTAGGGCCGAGCAGGATCCCTTATTGGAACAAGCTGGTGAAGAAATACGGGCCAGAGGATGCAATCCGTAAGTTTGTTGCAGGTGATGGCTCAGAGCTGACATTGAAGCAGCTCAAGGCACGGTACGGGCAACCCTAGAATCAAAGCAACGGGAGCCATTCAAATGAAGTATTCAGCAGGCATGAAGAAGGGCATGAAGAAGGGCATGAAGAAAGGAACCAAAAAAGGCATGAAGAAAGGAATGAAGAAGTGAGAAAAGGGCAGCGAGTCAGCTGGGTTTATCAAGGAAAACGGACGTTTGGCACTGTTACCGCAATGGGCGGGGCCAGGGCAGCGATCAAGGGCCCCAAAGGTGGCAACATCGTCAGGGTCGGCACTGCTGACGATCCAGTGATCAAGGTCAAGTCAGAATCGACAGGCAACCCAGTCTTAAAGCGTCGATCACAGTTGAAGGCAGCACCAAAGAAGAAGTGAGCATCAAGCGCGGCGGCCATACGTTCGAGGGTTATGACAAGCCGATCCGAACGCCAAGCCATCCCAGCGGCAAAAGCCACGCTGTAGTGGTGAAGGCGGACGGCAAACCAAAGCTGATTCGGTTTGGTATGCAAGGTGCAAAGCCAAAGCCGCCACGTAAAGGTGAGTCAGCTGCTGATAAAGCAAAACGCGCATCATTCAAAGCGCGACATGCGAAAAACATCGCCAAAGGCAAAACTTCTGCAGCCTATTGGGCGAATAAAGTAAAGTGGTGAGGCAAATAAGCCTTACGGGTTTCACATGACCGACGAGATTACGTCTCAAGAGCAAGAACAACCAACAGCTGATGTTGAGGCGCTAAAGAAAAGCGTTGAAGCATTGGAGCGCAAGAATTATGAGCTGATTGGCAAGCTGAACAAAGCAAAAGCTGCTGATGTTGACGTTCAGGCCCTGATTGATTTCAAGGCAAAGGCTGAGCAAGACCAACTGGAAAGCAAAGGCCAATACGCTGAGGCCAAAGCTGCACTTGAGCAGCAGTTCAGGGAATCAGCTACCGAGAAAGACAAGCGGATCGCGGAGCTGACCGATCGAGTGCAAGAACTTGAGTTGATGGCACCAGCCGTCAGCGCATTGTCTGATGTGGTGCATGACCCTCAACTGGTGCTTAACACCCAGTTGAAACGCGACCAAATCCAGCGTGAGCCTGATGGCACTGTCGTGGTCGTTGATGGCTATGAGCGCACCCCCGTAGGAGAATGGGCGAAGGCCAAAACACCAGCATGGATGCAAAAGGCACCAAAGCCGCAGGGCAGTGGGGCTCCATCGTCGAGGGCGAGCGGTGAGATCACTCCGGGCACAAAGAACCCGTTCAGCGCTGAAAGCTTCAACCTCACAGAGCAGTCACGGTTGTATAAAACAGATCGTGATTTGTACGAACGGCTAAAAAATGCCGCAAACCGCTAATATGTAGCGAAGGTGAAGCTACGCAGAGCCGCAAGGGTTACGCCCGAAAAATAAACAACCATTTTTTAGGAGGTAGTCATGGCGGTTCTGCGCTCTGACATCATCATTCCGGAGATTTTTACTCCATATTTGATCGAAGAATCAACACGCCGCGACGCATTTTTGCAAAGCGGTGTTGTGCAACCATTGGCGCAACTCAATGCGTCTGAGGATGGCGGCGATTTCGTCAATATCCCGTTTTACAACGCAAATTTGGCCGGTGACTTTGAAATTCTGTCTGACAGTTCTTCACTGACTCCAGGCAAGATCACAGCCGACAAGCAAGTGGGCGTTGTGCTGCATCGTGGCCGTGCGTTTGAGTCTCGCGATCTCGCTGCTCTTGCCGCTGGTTCTGACCCAATGGCAGCAATTGGCCAGAAAATGGCCAACTATGTGAATCATCAGCGTCAAAAAGACTTGCTGGCGTGTCTTGATGGTGTGTTTGGCGCAGTCAACAACACTTCATCTGCAGCTGCTTTCTTTGGGCTAACGATCGACGGTGAATCTGGCGATACTCCAACATCTCTCAGCCCCCGTCAGGTTTCGCAGGCCCGTGCATTGCTCGGTGACCAAGGCGAAAAGCTGAATACGATCTGCATGCACTCAAAAGTTTATTACGAACTTGTTGAGCGTCGTGCTGTTGATTACGTCAAGGCAACAGATGTGGCCGGCGGTGATGCAACTGCATCCGGCGGGTCAATCGCTAACGCCTATGGCGACGTGACAGTTCCCACTTACTTGGGAATGCGGGTTATCGTTTCAGACGATGTGAGCACAGTTGGATCTGGTGCATCGACTGAATACGCCGTTTACATGTTCTCTCAGGGCAGCGTTGGCAGCGGCGAACAGGCCGGTATTCAGACCGAGACTGATCGGGACATTTTGCAAAAATCTGATGCAATGTCAATCGACCTTCATTACGTCTACCACCCAGTGGGCGCAAAGTGGGCCGTAACTACTGCGAATCCCAACCGCACTCAGTTGGCAACTGCTTCCAACTGGACCAAAGTGTACGAAACCAAGAATATTGGAATCGTTCGCGCCACCGTCGTTTCTGCAATGGATTGATCTAATGGCAAGCTTTTTTGAAACATCCGCCGGCCTGGCCATTGGCTACACAACCGGCGGAGCTGTAACCCAGCTCACAAGCAAGGCAACAGGCGTGACCGTGAACGCTCCATCAGGGGCTATCACGACT